CGTCGTCGATATACAATCAAACTGAAGGTGGTTCGTTAGCAGATTTTGCTGAAACCTTTCTGCATGTAAGCAAAGGCAAACTTGCTGGTAAGCCTTTGGTGTTGACTGGTTGGCAACGCAATTTGTTGAACGATTTGTATGAGCGTCGTCCTGACGGGTTGCTTCGATATCGTCGCAGCCTGATCGGGTTGGGTCGGAAGAACGGCAAGTCGCTTCTCGGTTCACTGATCGCACTGTATGGATTGATCGAAGGTGAGCCTGGTGCTGAGGTTTATTCGGCGGCAGGCGACCGGCAACAAGCCCGCGTCGTATTCAATGAAGCCAAATGGCAGGTCACACAATCATCTGCCCTGTCTGGTATCTGCAAGGTGTATCGAGACGTCATCGAGGTTCCGTCAACCGGTGCGATCTACCGTGTGCTATCGAGCGACGCAAAGTTGCAGCAGGGCCTTAACCCGTCCACGGTTGTGTTTGATGAGCTGCACGTTCAACCGAATGACGATTTGTGGGATGCGCTCACGTTGGGTTCTGGTGCGCGTAAAGACCCGATGATTGTCGCCATCTCAACCGCAGGCTTTGACCTAGACACCGTGTGCGGTCGTCTTTACAACTACGGCAAAGAAATCATCTCAGGCGGCAAACAAGACGAACGATTTGGCTTCTGGTGGTGGGAAGCACCAGCCGACTGCGACATTCACGATCGCGACGCATGGGTCGCCGCGAACCCTAACCTTGCAGAAGGTCTGCTTGATATCGGTGACATGGAAGTCTCCATGATGCAGACAGCCGAAGTTTCTTACCGAAGATTCAGGTTGAATCAGTGGGTTCGTACCGATGGTGAATCGTGGTTGCCGAAGGGTGCATGGGAGCAGTGTCGTAGCGATGATGAACTTGATCCGAACATTCCTGTGTTCGTCGGCATTGACATGGCGTTGAAGCATGACTCGATTGCGGTCGTGGTTGCTCAACCGCAGGAGTCTGATCGGATTGTTGTTCGGGCGAAGATTTGGCATCCTGATGGCGGTGTGATGGATGTGGCCGCAGTCGAGCAACACATCCGCGAACTTGGGCGCGAGTTCACAGTGCAAGAGTTTGCTTATGACCCAGCGTTCTTTCAACGCTCTGCAGAAGCAATGTCTGATGAAGGGTTCACGATGGTTGAGTTCTCGCAGTCAACTGCACGAATGGTTCCTGCTTGCGGAACTCTTTACGAGTTTATCGTAAACGCTCGGCTCGCACACAACGGCGATCCTGTGTTCACCGATCAGGTGTTGTCGGCTGCGCAACGGTCAACCGACATGGGTTGGAGATTGTCTAAAGGTAAATCAAAACGCAAGATTGATGCTGCGATAGCATTGGCGATGGCAGTGGATCGTGCAACGAGACGGGTCGAGAGTGTTCAGCAACCAGGGTTCTTCGTAGTGTGAGGAGAGACATGATCATAGTTCTATTGGAAATTGTCGCAGTGTTCATGATTGCGCTCGGCATATTTTACATTGCAGTCCCACTTGGGCTAATCTTCTTGGGCGCATCTCTGCTTGCCTTCACCTTGGCTTGGGAGCGGTCAAAGAAAGTAGATAAACAATAATGCTGTCAAGACTGTTCAACCCAAGAGGCGAAGAAAGAGCTGTCTCTTATCAGTCGCTCTTCGCTGCGGGTGACGCATTCCAGTTCACAACTAATGCCGGCACAGTTGTCACGCAAGAAGATTCACTCAAGATCGGAACCGTGTATGCGTGTGTCCGACTAATCGCGGACTCTATCTCAACTCTGCCAGTGGACACATACATTCGTGTTGACGGTGATCGCCGACCATTCCGACCACGACCAGATTGGCTTGACATGCCTGAAGTTGGTGTGTCACGCACCGATCATTTCCAGCAGGTACTTGTCTCGATGTTGTTGAACGGTAACTCGTTCACACGCATCCTTCGCGACAATCAAGGTGTCGCAGGTTTGACGGTGTTGAATCCTTTGAAAGTTGAAGTGAAGCGCGACGAGTCACGACGCCTCATCTACGTCTTTGACAACCGTGACGTGATTGAGCATGAAGACATGATCCATCTGTCCGAGTTGCGTTTACCTGGCGACTTGCGTGGCCGTTCACGAATTGAACTTGTCAAAGAGAACCTCGGTTTGTCAAAAGCGTTGGAAGAGTTCGCTGCAAGGTTCTTCGGTCAGGGTTCACATACTTCTGGCATCATCGAGTTCCCAGGCAATCTGACACGCGAACAAGCGAAGTCACTTGTTGACGGATTCGAAGAAGGTCACAAAGGTTTGCGTCGCGCACATCGTCCAGGCATTCTGTTCGGCGGAGCAAAGTACACGACAACTTCGGTCGCACCAGATGATTCACAGTTCTTGCAGTCACGACAATTCGCAGTTGAAGAGATCCTTCGTGCGTTCCGTGTACCACCATCAATGGCTGGTGTGTTGCAACCAGGTGCGCAAGCATACGCATCTGTCGAAATGAACGGCATCCACTTCGTGATGCACACACTCCGACCATACGTCACAAAGATTGAAGATGGATACTCAAAACTTATTGACGGCCGTGGCGCATTCCTCAAGTTCAACCTTGACGGTCTGATGCGCGGCGACTTCGGTTCACGAGTCGCAGGATATTCATCGGCGTTGCAAGCAGGCTGGATGTCAATCAACGATGTCCGCCGATTCGAAGACCTACGACCGGCTGACGGCGGCGATACTTACCGTGTGCCACTTGCGAACGTCGATCTTGGTGCAGCAGGACTCACCGAACTTGACCGCAAAACAATGATGGCTCAACGTCTCATCAACGCAGGTTTCGAACCTGCCGCAGTATTGAAAGCACTCGACATTGATCCGATCACACACACAGGTGTCGCACCAGTCTTGTTGCAACAGGTAACAGAACCAGCACCGACCTACGATGTGAATCAGCGTGACGTAAATGTGACGATGCCTGAAATGGTTGTCAATGTTCCACCGGCACAAGTGAGTGTCGCTGCACCGATCATCAACGTGCCTGAGACTGTGGTGCGTGTGAACGTGCCAGAGAACAGGCCGACTGTCCGTACAGTTGAACGCGATGCCGAAGGTAGAATCTTGACTATCACCGAAAGGGTTGAAGAGTAATGGCTACAGGTTTATCGGCTTATCTTTGCAACTCGTTTCTTGACGCGCTCGGCAACGCGACAGCGTATTCGGTGACGAACGTGTATGTCAAACTTCATGTCGGCGATCCAGGTGCAGCAGGTACATCAAATGCTGCAACCGAAACGACACGCAAAGTTGTATCGTTCGGTGCCGCATCAACAGGACAAATCTTGTCTGACGCAGATATCAGTTGGACGAACATCGCAGGTTCGCAAGACGCAACACACTTCACTGCTTGGGACAATATAAGTGCCGGCAACTTCTTGTTCTCAGGCACGATCACAGGCAACGCCTACACAGCTGGTGACACCTACACAATCTCGTCAGGCAATCTGTCTGCGTCTTTGACCGTCGCTAGTTAGTAGGCCGCGATGGCGGTCAAAAGGTTCCTGCTCGACACGAGCGAACTGAACGACGCCACATTCGGACTTGATGGTGGCCTTGCATTCATACTCGACTCCAGTCAACTTGACGGAACACGAGTTCTTGACGGCGGAGAGTTCCTAACAGTTGCCACAGGTGCAGCGACACTCGGCGCAATGTCGGCGACAGGATCCGCAACAGTCACACACTTCGCTTCTGCTTCGGCTCCGCTCGGTGAACTGGTTGCCGAAACAGCAAACATCACAGTCACGGTCACAGCTGAAGGTTCAGCACCGCTCGGTGCGATGACCGCAACAGCGTCGGCATCAGTTGTCATCTCGGCTTCTGCTTCGGCTCCGCTTGGCGCACTGATTGCAACCGCAAATTCGTCGCCGACTATCTTGCCGATACTTCAAGCCAACCTCGGTGGACTCGTTGCAATCGCTAATGCGACAGTCATCCCACCGACACCACCAGAGCCAGAGCCAACACCTTCGGGCGGTCGACAATACGCCGCACCACGACGCAAGAAAATTGAACCAGTTCCCGAACCTGTAGTCGAGATACCTGTCATCCAACCGAAACGACGTTACGCGGTTGTCTCAACATCTTTGAACGGTATGCAAGCACAAGCGACAAGCACGATCACATTCAGCATCTTGGAAGATGATGCTGAGGTATTGTTGTTGGTCTGAGGTAACAATCATGCCAATCACAAATGGATCTATTGCAGTCGGTACGGCTGCCACACTTATCAGTCACGCTGGAGTTAATCCAGGCACTTTGCACATCAGCAACCTTGACAACACCGACACAATCTTTGTTGGTGGCGCGACGGTTGTCGTGAACGCTGGTCATGCGTTACCGAAAAGCGCATCCGAAGATTTCGATATCTATCCAGGTCAAAGCATGTACGCAGTAGCAACCAAAACCGGTCACTCAGTAGCGTTCACACTCATCACGCCATAATGCCTTACTTTATTACTGACAAGTCACCAGATTGTTCTGGTTGGGCAACCGTCAAAGAAGATGGCGAAGTGATCGGCTGTCACACAACGAAACAAGATGCAGTCGATCAGATGGTTGCGGTATCTATTGCCGAAGACATGGAACCTGGTGGCGAACGTGCGTTGCCAGATAACTATCGGCCAGCGTTAGCACCAGATGTTCCTGAAGGTCGTGCTTGCGGGAACTGCCACTTCTACGACGAAGACAATGTGCAAGGTGAAGGAGACAACCTCAAGGCTTGGTGTGAAAGATGGGATGCTTATGTTGACGGCGGATTCTATTGCAATGCTTGGCAACCACATGAAGAAGAAGATGAAGAAGATCGTCAAGTCAATCTTGAAGTTCCTGTCTACATTCGCACCGCTGCACGCAAAGGACTCGACTACTACGGTCAAGGTCTTGCGGGTGAAGGGCTGGTCGATCGAACCGTTCGTGAGGCACGAGACTTGGCACGAGGTCAAGTCAGCGAAGACAAAGTTGTGCGAGCGAATGCGTGGGCGCAAAGACACGCAGTAGATCTTCAAGCACCAAAGAACTCTGATGCAAGCAACGACGAGTTCCCTGGTGCTGGTGCGGTTGCGCACTATCTGTGGGGAATCAATCCGTTGAATCCTCAGCCGGCAAGAAACTGGTTCGAGTCAAAGTCTGAGGCAATCAAATCTGAACGCGCACCAGCTCCGCCGAAGGATCAGATCACAGGTTCGGACAAGAATCCGAAAGGTTCAGCGAAGGCTCCTGCTGGATCTGGGACTATCGAGTTGACTCAAGCGATTGAAGACGGTTTGAAGAACAAGGTCACTGAACACAACGACAAACTTGATGCGGCGGATCCGTCTTGGAAGCGGGCAACTGTCGGCATGTTGCGCACCGTGTTCCGTCGCGGTGCCGGTGCATACTCGACTTCGCATCGTCCAGGTGTTAGTCGGAATCAGTGGGCGTATGCGCGGGTGAACGCATACTTGTATCTTCTTCGCAACGGCCGTCCAGAGAATCCTGCGTACATCACGGACAACGATCTGCTTCCAAAAGATCATCCGCGTTCCTCTAGAACTGCACCTGTGGATGTTGTTATGATTGACGGCATGAGCGAATCATTAGAGACACGCCGCATTCAGATCAACGACTTCGAACTACGCGAAGGACCAACAGGTGACGGAATGTCATTCACAGGTTATGCAGCAGTGTTCAACTCTGATTCTGAACCGTTGCCATTCATCGAGCGAATTGCGCAAGGTGCATTCAAAAAATCTTTGAAAAGTCGCATGCCGATCAAGATGTACATGAATCATGATTCATCAATGTTGCTTGCTTCGACAAGGTCAAAGACTTTGCGATTGCAAGAAGATTCAAAAGGGTTGCTCGTTGAAGCAGATCTTCCTGACACAACTGTCGGCCGTGACCTGTCCGTGTTGATGAAGCGCGGCGATGTTGACTCGATGTCGTTCGGCTTCTCGGTTCCGTCTGGTGGAGACAAATGGTCGGATGATGGTATGAGTCGTGAACTGCGCCAGGTGCGTTTGCATGAAGTGTCGGTCGTGACAGGCTTCCCTGCCTACACCGCAACTTCGGCTTCTGTTCGTTCTCTGGACATTCTTGCCGAGCGCACAGGTGTTGACGTTGACAAACTCGCTGAAGCGATCACAGTCCTTGAAGCGGGTGGCACTCTATCAGATGAGTCGGCTGATCTGTTGTCGGGTGCGGTCAGCAAACTTCGTGCCGAACCAGCCAAAGTTCCTTCGTCAGTGAGCTTGATGGCGAAGCATCTTGAACTGTTGAAAAACATCTAGGCATCGTCTAGAGTTAGTTCTGCCGGTAAGCGTTCCGCTACGGCTAGAGATTGGTAAGCGTACCGCTACGATCGGAACACAACTTCCTGCGCACCACAACTTAACCAATCATGAGGAAACCATGAAACAATTTATTGAACAACAAATGGCACAACGCGCAACAGCGTGGGAAGCCGCAAAGAAGATTCTTGATGTTGCAACCGCTGAGAAGCGTGACTTGTCAGCAGAAGAGACTCAGACATACGAGCGCATCAGCAAAGAACTTGATGAGCGCACAGCAACAATCGAGAAGCTCCGCGCCGATGAGGCCCGTGAACTTCGTTTGGATGCAGCAACACGCGAGATCGCAGACCAGGTTCGTCCTGTCGCTGACGCTCCACGCGCAGAGCGCAACGACAACGATGTAATTCGTTCGATGGCAAAAGGCGAGATCCGCTCTCACATGTTTGAGAAGCGTGACGTTGTAAAGACTTCGACTGGTTCACCAGTACCGACATCGTTCTATGACCAAGTGATCATGCTTGCTCGTACGGTTGGTCCAATGCTCCAGACTTCAACAGTCTTGAACACAGCATCAGGCGAGAACCTTCAGATTCCATCACTTGCTCAATACTCGACAGCGGCAATCGTTGGCGAAGGCACAGCAATCGCAGAATCGGATCCAGTATTCAACTCATTCATCACTTTGGGTGCATACAAGTTCTCGTTCCTTGTTCAACTCTCACGAGAGTTGGTTGAGGATTCAGGCGTGGACATCTTGCGCTTCTTGGCTGATCAGACTGGCAACGAACTCGGTGTGCGTGTCAACGCTGCACTGACAACTGGCTCAGGAACAAACCAACCAAAAGGTATCGTCGTGGCTTCAGCTGTCGGCGTAACTGGCGGAACCGCAGTTTCGGGTGCGTTCACAGCAGACAACTTGATTGACTTGGTCTACTCGGTAGACACAGCCGGTCGTCGTTTGGCTGGTTCAGGCTTCCAGATGAATGCAAAGTCAATCGGTGCAATGCGCAAACTGAAGGACACGGCAGGCAACTTCGTGTTCCAACCAGCACTCAGCGCAGACGCAAATGACTTGCTCCTTGGATACCCAGTATTCGAGAACCCAGCAATGGCAGACACAGCAACAAGTGCAAAGTCGGTAATCTTCGGACACCTTCCTTCGTACTTCGTTCGCTCGGTAGGCGGCATCAAGTTGGATCGAAGCGATGACTTCGCATTCAGCACTGATCTCATCACCTTCCGTGCAACAATGCGTGTTGATGGCAACTTGCCACAAACATCACATGTCAAACACTTCATCGGTAACGCTGCTTAATTAGCGCAACCGATAACAAGACATGACAGTCCGCAAGGACTGTGACTAGGATTAAGTCCACGGCCATTTCGTGCAGGGTTGGCCGTGGACTTTCTCTATATCTGCACTATTCTTAGGAGGATCATGTGGCAAACCGTAATCGTGAAGGGCGTCCCAGTGGAGATGCCAGGAGCCTTGGCGGAGCGTTTGCTCCGAGCGGGCGTAGCGCACTTGTTGGAAGTGTCCGACCAACCAATCCCGACCGACTCAGGATCGTCTGGTATTCCAACGCACCTTGGGCTGCCACAGGATACGGACAGCAAACCGCGCAAGTCATCCAAAGGCTCGCGAAAGAAGACCACCAAGTAGCAGTCCATGCGATGTACGGCCTCGCAGGCGCGGCATCAACTTGGAACGGATTCAAAATCTATCCACAAGGATTGGCTGCATACTCCGATGATGTCGTTGTCGCGCACACTATGGAGTGGGCGAATCAGGATCTGTCAACACCGACACTGCTCATCACACTCTTTGACACTTGGGTGTTGAAGTCTGACTCGTTGAAAACTTTGAAGAACATTGCGTCATGGGTTCCGATTGATCATCAGCCAACTCCACCAGAAGTGTTGGCTTGGTGTGCGCGTGAGAACGTGCGACCGATCGCAATGTCAAAGTTTGGTTCACGAATGTTGGAGACAGCAGGTATTGAACACTTGTATGTTCCACACGCAATCGAGCCGGTGTTCAAACCGACTGAGTCGGTGACATTGGCAAACGGTAAGAAGATGACTGGTCGAGAGTTCATGGGTTGGGAAGAAGACCGATTCGTTGTGTCTATGGTCGCGACCAACAAAGGTTCGCAACCTGCGCGGAAGGCTTGGGCTGAGAACATTCTTGCGTTCTCAATCTTTGCCAAGGATCATCCTGACGCTGTGCTGTATCTGTACACGGAACCTGATGGTGCGATGGCTGGGATTAGTTTGCCGACATTGTTGGATGCGGTCGGTGTATCGAAGGACAAGTACAAGGTTGTCGATCAGTATGCGTATCGTCATTCGTTGCCACAGAATGTGATGGCTGCGATGTACACGGCGTCTGATGTTCTGTTGGCTTGCTCGATGGGTGAAGGCTTCGGCATTCCTGTCATTGAAGCGCAGGCTTGCGGGACTCGGGTGATCGTAAGCAACTTCACTGCACAACCTGAACTGGTTGGTGACGGCTGGACCGTCGAAGGCCAGCCGTGGTGGGATGCGGCACAGAAGTCATGGTTCTTCACACCGAATGTGCCTGACATCGTGAACGCTCTCAAGGCGGCCTATAACGCGCCTAGAAGCCGTTCTGAGGACGCGATCACCCATGCCCTAGGGTACGGAGCCGATCAAGTATTTGAGCAGTATTGGAAGCCAACAATGAAGGAGTTGTCCGCATGGTGCCGGTCATAGTCATCCCTGTACTCAACCGATACGACCTGCTTGAAAGGTGCATCAAGTCAATCGACTACCCAGTTGAGAATCTGATCATCATTGACAACGGCGGTCGCATCGCCAAAGACTGTTTGGTTCTGCCACGCAGCACAAAGATTCAGAACCGATACATCATGGACATGCCATCAAACCTCGGTGTCGCAACATCGTGGAACCTTGGAATCAAGATGACACCATTCGCAACAGGTTGGATTCTGCTCAACTCGGATGCACACTTCGGTCACGGACATCTAGAAAAGTTCTACAAAGAGTCAGACATAGACGAGATACATCTAGCGGGTGAACCTGGTTGGTGTTGTGCTTGGATCGGATCCGAAGTTGTCAAAGATGTTGGACTGTTCTGCGAAGCATTCCATCCTGCATACTTTGAAGACAACGACTATGAGCGTCGCGCAACACGGTTGCACAAGAAGATTGTCAAGTCTGATGCACTGGTCTATCACGACAACTCGTCCACGTTGCTGTCGGATCCGTCGCTGTTTGACAAGAATCGTGAGAGCTTCCGAGCGAACATGGAGTTGTTCAAACTTCGCAACGCAAGACTTGACGCAGGCCAGTGGGATCTGCAACGACGAATCAGCCTTAGTTGGGACTGATGAGAATCTTTGACTGCATTCTGTTCAACCAAGAACACGACATGCTCGAATGCCGGCTCACCGAGATCGGTGATGTCATAGACAAGATCATCGTTGTCGAGTCGGCAACAACCTTCATGGGTCAACCCAAAGCACATGGCATTGACCTTGACAGGTTCTACAAATGGCGCGACAAAATCCACTACGAGATCTATGAGCCAGATACTTCGCTTCGCAGTTGGGCTGCTGAAACAGAGCAACGCAACCATCTCTTCACCGTGTTGCGACAATTCGCACCAGAAGCCGAAGACATTGTGACAGTCGCGGACTGTGACGAGATCTGGTCGCCAAAAGACATAGAGACTTTGAAAACTGGTTGGCATGGTTACATGATGAAGCGTCTAGTGATGTCGGCGTATTGGCGTCTATCTGATGAACACACAATGGTTGCGGGTCCGTGGGATAGTCGAACTGGTGATGCGCAAACTATGAGATCGTTGCGTCATCAGTTGCATCAGATTCATTCGGGTTGGCATGTGTCGTGGATGGGTGGACCGCAATGGGCTGCTGACAAGATGCGTTCGTTCTCTCACCAAGAACTCATGGTCGAGAACCCTGATGTGTTCATGGCCGAGAACTATCGGGTCGGTCGTTCTATTCGTGGCGAAGATCTTTGGGAAGTTGACATTGACGATTCGTATCCTGCTTACATTCGTGAGATGCGGGCACCTCATTCGTGGTATCGCAAACGATGATCACTGTTGTCGGGCTGGTGTGGGGTACTGCGTACAAGAGTGAGGTTCAAGGTTGGTGGGATTCGGTGCAGGCGTTAGATCCACCGGCTGACGATGTGGTGGTTGCTTATCATCCTGATGATGATTGTGGTGCGCTTGACTTACCGTGTCGACTTGTTGAGTGTCGGACTCGAACCTGTGATGCGATGATCAATGCCGCGGTCGCCACGGTCGGTGAAGGTTGGGTTGCTCCGCTTGCGATGGATGACAGGTTCTATCCTGATGCGTTTGGTTGTCTGCCAGACAATCTTGACAAGATCGCTGATGTCGTTGCAAACACTTTGAAGTTCATGTCGCATGGTGGGGTGAATCCTTCCGCGCCTGAGATGTTTGCGACTGCACCGATGCGCAATCATGTGATGGGTACGTCTTGGTTCACGAAAGATATTTGGACTCGGACTGGTGGCTACCCTTCGGTCTATTGGTCGGACTGGGCGTTCTGGTGGAAGTGTCATGTGCATGGTGCAAGATGGTTCAAGCCGACAGGTGTTCAAGTGTTGGTGAACGATATTCGACCGAACCGTATCTCATCGGATACGAATGTTGA